GGATCTTGAGGGTGAAAACTTTCGCCGTCACCCAAAGCGCAACCGATGTCACGCACCGCTCGGACTATGGCTCAGCCATATTTCCTGTACTGTCGTAAGCAGGTCTCGTAAGGTCCATCCCATTGTTGTCGATTTCCGATAGCAATAGCTGCATGCATCTCCCGCCCTGGAAGATAGTACTCAAGCAATTTCGATTGTTAACACGGTTCCCAGAATGTTAACCGTGGATGGCGTCGTATTCTGCTCCGAGGAATAAATGGCAACATCGAAATAGTCAGAACCACTAAAAGGAATAATCGCGAAGAACGTCATCGAGATTACAGCGTTCGTAGTACCTCCTATTTTGGTATCGACATACTCAGCTCCCCAATTCGTGCTTGCTCCATTGAAAAACAGACGTGCAGTGACGACCCAGGCCTCTGCTGTGGAGTTAAAGACTCCCATAGAGACCATGATACGATAGGCACCGGCTGGTGGGGCAAAGACAGTATTCCCGGCGGTAACGGCCACATTTAGTGGATTGTACAAGTTTGTACCCCACACTAAGGAAGTGTACGTCGAGTCAGGAACTGTAAGGGTAGCTGAGGAGAGCCAAGTTGAAATGTAGACCGACGAAGCATTGGCGGCCAACGTACTGGATTGGGGACCGAAGAACTCAACATCGTAAGACAATGCGAGTTTCCCGATCACGGCAGTAGAAGGTTGACCGTCAGTGCAAACGAAAACACGACCTGCATCGTACACACTCAAATCACCAATGACGTTTCCGGAGCGTAAAAGCTTCCGTGGGCCAATGGGAAACAAGAGTGACGGTTCAAGGTCGCAACGAAGACTTTGCCAGGCGACATTGTCTTTCGAGTCGGCAGAATTCATGGCTTGCAGAATAGTCTGAGGAGCAGGTTGGGTCTGGTTATAGCTCGGGACGAGTGTAACAGATCCGGTCGTTGAAGTAGATGTCTGTGTAATGAAATGAACAGACAATGAATGAAAACGATACTGCTGCCAATCAGAAGCTTGCGACGACAGCCAGGGAAACCAGGCAGAAAGACCCGGATTCAAGATGATGGTGTCTGGAACAGCAAAACTGGTGGAACCAGATAGCTGTCCAATGTACTCGGTCATCTGAATTCGACGAGTCTGAGCTCTCCTTCCAAAAGTATTGAGGTTGGAAAAGGCTACAGGAGCTGCCGTGGAAACCTTGCTGGAGCTTGAGTTTTTAGAAAGACTGACCGAACGGAGACGACGCCTGAGCGTGGCCACCGTGGCAGTCTTGGTTCGCAACGAGGACCCCTTGGACTGAGGTCCGGAATTTTTGTTCCGATTCTTTGTCATTGCGCGTATGGGATACCCCTGCAACGATAGGGGGACTATCCATCTCGTTCTCATCCTCACAATTCCCCCACATCCGATCAGAAATCATGCAACAGTCTTCAGGACATAAACCATGAAGAATGCCACAATCATAACAGTCGCAGGTACTCTCGTGAGGGGGTGCCGTGTAGTCTCTCGGCATTTTGGTTAGCACGGAACTATTAAGTTCCTCATGATCGGACATGGGAACACCGTTTTGGACCTTCAAAGAACGAAACCCCATAAAAATATCAATCAAGCGCAGATGACCGCGAGCTCGGTCAAATGAATCGGGAACGTGAATCTCCTCCAGGTCTGGACACGGGGGCAAGAGCGAGCTGAAGAACTGGACAAAACGGTACTTCTCAATTCCCTGATCACTCAGGGGTTTGAGACGATACTTCCGGGCCAGTCGAATCAGTATCACCTTGTCAGCTTCACCGAGGAAACAAGCGATTTGACGATCGCGCTCCGAGGATTTAGGAAGTTGAAAAGGGTGACTTGCACGCGCCGCGTAACAGATGCGTCCGAGCCAATCGGCGGTTTCGGAAGTTTCAT